GGCGTGGGAGGCGTGGAGGGCGGCGTTGGCTGCGGAGGGTGAGAAATGAGCGACCAAACTGAAGTAAAGCGACTAAAAGCTGAGGCGAAAGCGGCTCGAGCGGCGTTATCTGAATCGTGGGCTGCAAAGAAAGCGGCGTGGGATGCGGATCCAGCGCGAATTGCGTGGGTTGCTGCAAATGCTGCATTTATCGCGGCGCGGGCTAAAGAGCGGGATGCGGGGCGGGCGGAGCGGGCGAGGGCTAGGAAAGCGTGGGCTGAAAAGAAAGAGGCGTGGGAGGCGGAAAAAGCGGCGCGGGGTGAGAAATGAGCGTTTTAACCGACTTGGAGATATCGCAACGACTGGGACAGACGGGCCGGTCATTGACCGATCTGGCACGGGTGCTGCACGATCGGCTGGAACCTGCGACCCAGATGTGTCTGGAAAGCCTAGCAAACGGCGGCAAAATTCTGGTCTGCGGCAACGGCGGGTCAGCGGCACAGGCGCAACATTTGGTGGCCGAGCTGGTGGTGCGGTTTGAGACCGACCGGCGAGCAATCGCTGCAATCAGTCTGTCAGCGGACACCAGCGTTTTGACAGCGGCTGCAAACGATTATGGGTACGAGACAGTGTTCAGTCGCCAGATCGAGGCGCTGGGAAACTCTGGGGACACCCTTATCGTGTTCAGCACCTCGGGTAAAAGCAAAAACATCAAAGAGGCAATCTTTGCGGCCCAGAAAAAGGGGATGCGAGTCCTTGGGATCAGTGGCCGGAAGGGGATGGCTGCGCTATGCGCGGTGGACATCATTGTGCCGGGAGACAGTACGGCGGTAATCCAAGAGATGCACATGGTAGTGACGCACGTACTTTGCCACGCAATTGAAAAGGGGATTGGCAAGTGACTGACATCATTGATGAATTTAAGGACGTCACCGTGTTGGTGGTGGGCGATCCGATGCTGGACGTTTACCACGAAGGGCACGTTGAGCGGATCAGTCCAGAAGCCCCGGTCCCGATTTTTGTGGAATTTACCCGTGAGACGCGCCCCGGTGGGGCTGCCAACGTGGCGGCTAACGTGCGCGCGCTCGGGTGCAACGTAAAAACGCATTTTCCGACCGTAGCGTGGGGCGAGAAGCACAGGTACATGGCGGGCAGCCACCATTTGCTGCGCATCGACGATGATGTCGATTACGAACCGCCGACCGAGACGCCCGACCTAACCGGCATTGATGCGGTGATCCTCAGCGACTATGACAAGGGTTTTTTGGATCGGGAATTCGTCGCTGACCTGATTCTGGCTTGTCGCGTGCACACAATCCCAGTCGTGGTGGACCCAAAGGGTGAGGATTTCAGTAAATATCGAGGCTGCACAATCATTTGCCCTAACACTGACGAAGCCGAGAACGTCGTCATGAACGACTTTCCGACCATCTTGTTTAAACTAGGCGAGCGTGGTTTGTCATTGCACGAAAACGGAATTGACAAACATTTTCCGGCCACATCAAAAACAGTGTTCGATGTGTGTGGGGCAGGCGACACGGTGGTGGCCGTAGTTGGCGCCTGCCTGGCAGCAGGCGTCGACCTGCACACAGCTGCTGAGCTGTCAAACCTAGCCGCCGGTCATGTGGTGGGGCAGGTGGGTACGGCGACCTGTTCGGCTGACCAGCTGCGGGCGTTGCTGTGAAAACGGGGTTGGTAAACGGCTGTTTCGACCTGCTGCACGAGGGTCACAAACTGATGCTGGCCGAGGCGCTGGCGAATTGCGACCACCTGACCATTGCCTTAAACAGCGATGCGTCGGTCATGCGGTTAAAAGGACCGACCCGACCGATTCAGAACTGGGGCAACCGGTTTTGGGCAATTCACCGCTGGCATGGTGACCTAGCAAGACTGAAACCCCGGTGGGAATTGCTGACCCCGATTGCCGTAATCCCGTTTGAGGGGGACGACCAAAAGTTGCTTTTGCAGATTCGGCCACAGATTTTGTTCAAAGGTTACGATCACGGGGCTTTACCAATCTTTTACCGTAGGATAGGGTGGAAGCATCTGCCTGTCGGTGAACCGGTCTTTGAAGGCCCGGAAATTCACCAGTGCGGCAGGGTTGAAGGCGTCAGCACGACGAAGTTGTTGGAGCAAATGCATGAAAGCGCCTAAAGGCAACGGTTACCCAGTGCACAAGTGTTGCCCGGAAGGGTGGCGCCAGACCCCGTACATTACGGGCGACTACGATCTGGATGCCACGATCCTGAACAGGCACAACAAGGATCTACCGCATCGCCTTGAGCTGTACACCCGGCGTACCAAAAGCCCATATGGGGCGCTGACTGGGTATAACGCGATTTCCAATTACCATGGGGATACCTGAAATGTCAGCCGACTCAGCACACAAGTTCAAGCCGATGAAAGCCAAAAAGATGGCGCAGAAAATGCACAAAGAGACGCCGGCGATGAAGAAGCCGATGAAATTGGAAAAAGCCACGCCTAACAAGACGCGCTCGTAATGGACAGCAAAGACCTGATTAGCGATGAGGCGTTGGAGCTGCTGTACAAAGCGGCTGAAACTGAGAACCACGCGCACGCGATTAGGGCGCTGTTTCAGGCTGGTGTTGACGCTGCGTTAGCATCTTCTGTAGCGTAATCAAAGACTTGGCGCATCAATGACTAAGCCCTTGAAACACCGACCCATTGGAAACGACAACGCAGCGCGTGGATCTGAGTTCAAAAGCGCGGTTAAAAGGGCGCTGTCTCGATCTGGTGGCACGGTGGAAAAGGGATTGGACAAGTTGTGCGACCAGTTGATCGTCGCTGCAATGGCGGGCGAGCAGTGGGCGGTGCAGTTAGTTGCTGATCGAGTCGACGGCAAAGCGGCGCAAATTGTTTACGTGGGCGAAGCGCCAGAATTTATAGAGGCACCAAATGGGGTCGAACTCACCGACCGGCTCAACCGCGCACTCGTTGGCCGCAGTGCAATCGACGCTGAGGGCCACTCGGTTCAGTGATCTAGTTGCGTCGTGGGATGCGCTGGACAGGAACGGGACCGACTACAGCGCGATGCGGTGGTTGGCGACGGTCGACCGCTACTACCTGTTGGTCAAGCTGTTGGGCCGAGCCGATGCCTGGCACCCGTGGCTGTACGCCCGTTGCCGGGAGGTCGAAGCGGCTCCAGACGGTCACCTAGACCTGTGGGCGCGAGAACACTACAAGTCCACGATCATCACGTTCGCCGGCATCATCCAGCAGATCCTGATCGACCCTGAGATCACGGTGGGCATCTTCAGTCACACCAAGCCGATCTCTAAAGCGTTTCTGGCCCAGATCAAGCGCGAGCTGGCGAACAACCGTCTATTGCAAGCGCTGTTCCCCGAGATTCTCTACGCCAACCCCGAGGGCGAAGCGCCCAGTTGGTCGTTGGACAACGGAATCATCGTCAAGCGCAAATCGAACGCCAAAGAAGCGACGGTCGAGGCGCACGGGCTGGTGGACGGCCAGCCGACGTCCCGGCATTTCAAACTCCGGGTCTACGACGACGTTGTGACACTGGAGTCGGTCAGCACGCCTGAGCAGACTCAAAAAACCACCGAGGCGTGGTCCATGTCCGACAACCTCGGCAGCTTGGGCGGTAAAGTTTGGCATATCGGCACGCGGTACTCGTTTGCAGACACTTACGCCCATATTATGGGCACTGGGGCTGTGCAGCCCCGGGTCTACCCGGCTACCCACGACGGGACCAGAGACGGTCGGCCAGTCCTGTTCAACCAGACTGAGTGGGATCGGCGTATCCAGACCCAGCTTGAGGCGACGATTGCCACCCAGATGCTGCAGAACCCGTTGGCAGGGTCGCAACGCTGGTTCAACCCAGACGACCTACAGGTCTATCAGGCACGGCCCGAGGCGCTGATGGTGTACGTGATGATCGACCCGGCGAGATCTAAGAAAAAAGGGTCAGCAAACACCGCGATGGCGGTAGTTGGCATCGACCAAAGCGGCCAGAAGTACCTGCTAGACGGCTTTGACCACAAGATGGACCTTTTGGAACGTTGGACCGGGATGCGCAGTCTGTGGGCCAAGTGGAGGACAGCACCAGGCGTTATTGGCGTCAAGGTCGGCTACGAGCGGTATGGCGCAATTGCCGACATGGACTATTTTTTAGAGCGCATTCGGGTGGAGAACGTGCAGGGGCTGAGCATTGAGGAGCTGGAGTGGCCTGCTGAGGGTCCGGGATCAAAAGACGACCGAGTACAGCGCCTGTTGCCCGATATTCGAGGCCATAATTTTTACCTGCCTTACGAACCGCAGGACGGTGATCCAGATCTAACCGACCAGCAGAAACGCATGATTCAGGCCGGATATGACTACCGTATCGCGAAGGCGATCATCCAAAGGGACGAAAACGGCCAATTGTACAATCTGTCCGAACGGTTCAGGATGCAGGTTGGGTACTACCCTTTCACGGGGTTGAAGGATCTAATTGATGCCGTTTCGAGGGTGTATGACCTTGATCCCCGGCCACCTGAATACATCGACAGCTTCATCTTGGAACCTGAACTAACATGAGAATGGACCTCACCGACCTACAGATCCGCGAACTGGTACGTACCATCGAGCGCGTGGCTGCGGGCCGGGGTCACATCACCTCGACCGAGGCCGGTCAGGTGCGACGCATTGCTGGTGAGCTGACCGAGCTGCGTTCCCGTGAGTCGGTCACCCGTCACCTAGCCGGTTTGGAAGGAGTCTACTGATGCGCTCTACCGTCCCGGCGTCGCTTGGCTTACCAGTCACTAGCCGCACGTTCTCGTGGAACGAGATGTGCAGGCGAGCGTGGGGCAGCGAGTTCAGCGCCCCAGACCACCGTGTTTACCAGTTCTCGAATGGGCGAGGGTTCGATAGCACCGACCGAGGCGTCACCGGGTTCTACACCCAAGGCGTACTCGATATCCTCACCGAGCAGGGCTACGCGATCCAGATGCAACAGCCCGCCGACTCGGTTGGCGACCCGATCCTGATGGAGTGATTCGTGCCAAAGATTTCCCAGTTCCCTGCGGGCGGCGTTGCCCAGAATACCGACCTGATCCCCATCGTCCGCAATGGCGGCGACTACACGGTCACCGGCTACAACCTGGCAGCGCTCGCGAGCTACGGTCAGGCCTACGTCGGCACGTTCACGGCCACGGCTGGACAGACGGTATTCACCCTGCCTGCATCGCCCGGATCACTGGCGAACCTGTTTATCTCGGTCGACGGCGCGGTCATGGTGCCGGGCAGCGACTACACATGGACAACGCCAACGACCCTGACGTTCTTGGTCGGCTTGAAGGTCAGCCAAACGGTGCTGTACAACTACACCACCTCAGTCCCAGTCGGCACCTCGCTGGCCGGTGGCGTGTCGGGTCAGGTGCAGTACAACAACTCAGGGGTATTGAACGGCACCACAATCGGCGGCGATGCGACGCTGGTAGCCACGACCGGCGCACTGACGGTCACCAAGACGGCGGGCGTTGCGTTTGCAGCGTCGGCCACGACCGATACGACCAACGCGGCGAATATCAGTTCGGGTATCTTGCCGGTTGCACGGCAGAGTTACACCCAAGGCAGCACCGGCTCGGTTGCTCGCACGGTGACGAATAAGTTGCAGGAGTCGGTGTCGGTTAAGGATTTTGGGGCGGTGGGGGATGGGAGTACGAATGACGCGGCTGCAATCCAAAATGCAATCAACTATGTGTCATCCGTAGGCGGAACTCTCACGTTTCCTACAGGTGTTTTTCTATGTTCTAGCACACTGATATTCAAAAACAACGTCAATTACATTGGCTCTGGAATAGATTTAGCGGGCGTCAAAGGAACCGTTATCAAGTACACGGGCGTATCTGATGCCATTCAGATCAACAACCCAATAAATTCCAGCACAGCAGCCAATATCTATATTAGCGATATTTATGTTTTGTGCACAATTCAGACGGCGGGAAAAGCATCTATTGCTGATGTCGGATCAACTTTTCTTGCGATTGAGCGTGTAGCGACGTATGGAAATCAGTATGGCGTGATTCTCGATCAATCTGAAATTGTGCGATTGCAAAACTGCTACATCATTGCCCCGGCTGGTGGCGTAGGTGTTTGGCTTGTCAATGGCGCAAGTCACACTGTTGGCGCAAATTCATTTTATACGAATCAGATTACGATTGACGGCTGCCAGTTCAATACCACCACTGGCGTTCATATTGCAGACGATGGTGGCAACACCCACGTTTTTACAAACAACAATTTTAATGCTGGTTCAATATCGTGCCAAATTACAGACACTTACAATTTATTGATTCAGGGAAATTCGTTTGAAACAGCAACGACGACAGAAATAAGTTTTAGCAGAACTATGCTTTTGGGAACTGCTGGTAACTTTAGTTCCTGCGTATCTATAAGATGTAATTCATTTGCAAGCACTGCTGCACTTGCATTTATTACGTTTTCTAATACTTCTGCAACTAGGGTAATTGTTGAGTCAAACAACTTTGTAAATGCCAATGTTTCTGGAACGCCTTTTTCTGGTGTTTCAGCCGGAGTCACAGGATTCTATGGGGTTGGCAACAACCAATTTTCAACAGGCTCATCTGTCGTTGGGAACACGATGGGTGATTTCTCCAGTTACACCCCTGCACTTTCTTCAACAAATTCCGATGCTTCTCTTGGCAACGGAACAATCACAGGAACCTATGCAAGAAGCGGATCAAATATAACAGTAAATATTAGTATGTTTGTTGGTTCTACAACCGTTTTAGGAACTGGACAATGGCTGTTCTCACTGCCGTTTAATGCGCTTGAGCCATATTCTGTTGGGTCTTTTATTGTGCTTCTGGCGGCTTCTTACAAAGCTGGATCTGTCGATGTTTACACCAGTAATAAATGTAGGCTGTGGGAAAATAACGTTGGAATTCTTGGGGGAACGAGTTACGCATGGGCATCACCTAATCAGGTAAAACTAACTATTACGTACCAGTGCGCTCAGTCTAATTAAAATGACACCATATTTTAAGGAAGCCACATGACAGCCAGTTACAACCTCAGCCAGCTCGGCTCCAACTACCTACAAGGCGGCACGGGGTCGGTAGCGCGCACGACTGCGAGTAAGTTGCAGGAGAGTGTGAGCGTCAAGGACTTCGGCGCGGTCGGTGACGGCAGCAACGACGATACGACGGCGATCACTGCGGCGTTTACTGCCGCTGCTGCGGGTTCTATTTTGTCCTTCCCACCCGGCACGTACAAGGTCAGCGGGGTTAACGTCACTGGCAAAGCCATAACCCTAACGGGGTATGGCGCTACGTTGAACTGTACCGGCGCAACGGGAGCCATCCAAAAGACAGACCACGGCAACAAACTGATTGTCAAAGGGCTGTCGTTTACCGGATCAGGCGCGGGTATCAATTTCACAGCAGCGCCATCTAACAACACCGGGAACGAACTTCTAGTGTGTGATTGCAATTTCGCTACATCTGCCGGAACTTATGGCATTTACTCCATAGGCGGCAGAGAACACATCATCAAGAATTGCTATTTCACTGGAATAAACACTGGTAGCGGAATTTATTTTTCGCAGTCGGTTAGCCCATTTGTAAGTAATTGCATTTTTGCAGGCGCACCCACCGCACCCTATGGAGTCAACTATCCCGGCACAAACACAGGATACGACGCAGGTCTGATTCTTCGCGATTGTGAAATCATGGGGTGGGCAACTGGAGTGTCTATTGTTGGGTTGGATACTTGGTCTGTGCTAGATGGATGCACTATTGATTTCAATACAAACTCTTTGTTCTTGGCGACAAATGAAGCGTCATTAACCAACAACTATATCGGATCAAACAACAACAACGCAGCCCTTCACATCGGGTCATCTGGTGCGTATTTTTGTACCAATATAATTGTTACAAACAACATTTTAACAGGGCATTCTCAAACTGGTAACTTGTTCGACGCCGTGCTAATTGACGGCGCCATTTCTCCGAATGAAATTCAAATTTGCAACAACAGCATTGCGTTTTTTTCGCGGTATGGAATTCAGTTCACAATGACTAACACCAATATGTTTATTCACAACAATTCTTTTAGTCAGGGAGCCGTTGGCAGTGTTTCGCCAATCTATTGTTCGCTAGGAACTAGCGACAGCGCGATTTCCATCAAGCACAACTTTTTTAACAACGGCGCAACAATAACCGGACTGAACGTGACTTTTGCTCAAGTGAACGAAAATATCGGGTGCAATACTGAAGGTCGGGGACAGGTGGTTGTCGGTTCTGGCGTCAGCACTTACAACATCGCACATGGCTTGAATTACACCCCGGCAGTTTCCGATTGCCAAGTAGTAGCCAGCAATGCTGAGGCTGCAAATAAGAATGTTTACGTCAGTTCTGTAGACGCCACAAATCTTGTGGCTGGATTTACTTCCGCAACTGCTGCAAACGCTGGCGTCAACTGGCGCATTAGGAGAGGTGTCTAATGAACGCACCAAAGTGGATTAACCCCCTAGACCGCGTTCCCCAGATCCCCCAAGACTGGGCCAACCACATCGTGTACGGCGGCGCGCTGGGCATCTGCGTCCAACTGACGGGCCAGAAGCCGGTCATCGCGCTGGCCATCGTGTTCGCGATCAGCGCGGCGAAGAAGGTCGTCGACTACTTCTACGAGCACGAAACGCTGAAGATGTGCGTCGGCAAGGCGGTGGTGTCGTGCGCGTGGCCGCTGTCGGTGTGGCTATGCTAGGACTTGATTTCAATGCGGTCATGGAAGCGGGTGACCCCGAGGAAGCGACGCAACTGGCGCTCGCGCAGAAGGTCGGGGATTCACTCAACCAGGCATACCCCAATCACCCATGGGTCATCGGTTTCCAAGGCGGCGGCATTGTCGTGCGTCACCTCGCAATCGCAGGGTCAGTCGCCAACGTCATCGGCAAGGAAGGGTTTAGCAGCCTATTGCCCAAGAACAAGTTGGGCACACCAGACGAGATTCGCGACAGTTGCGTTAAATTCGGCGGGGCATTGCTAGAGGCGTTCGACCTGCCTCGCGGCCCTTGGGACGGACGGGAGCCAACAGTGCCTAAAGCGTGGCGCTACAGACAGACGGATAAATTCCAATGAGTGAATCGACCCAGTGGCGTCCGCAGCCGCCGAGCATCAAAGACCCGGCACCCGGCGATACCGACCTTTGGTACGCGGCCAACGAGACGGACGGCATGGGCATCGAGCCTGAGCAAAACGGGCCAGAGGAAGAACACGACGATTTTGACCCCGAGCAGCCCAACTGGCGGCGTCGGGCACAAGATGCCTATCGGTTCTCCACGAGCTTCGTGGATACCAACTACCGTTCCAAATGGGACGACAGTATCAAGGCGTTCAACAACCAGCACCCTAGCGACAGCAAGTACAACAGCGAGATATTCCGCAAGCGGTCAAGCATCTTCGTCCCCAAGACCCGCGCCATCATTCGCAAAAATGAGGCGGCAGCGGCAGCGGCGTTCTTCAGCAACCTAGACCGTATCTCGGTCACCCCGGTCAACGGCAACGATGAAGTCGAGCGAGTCTCCGCCGATGTCATGCAGCAGCTGCTCCAGTACCGGCTCACGAAGTCGATCCCCTGGTTCCAGATCTGCATGGGCGGCCTACAGGACGCGCAGGTGCAGGGCGCCTGTGTGGCCCATGTGTCATGGCGCTATGCCATGCGCAAGGACGCCAAGGGCAAGCTGATCCGGTCAGACGATAAGCCGATGGTGGACCTGATCCCCATTGAGAACTTCCGCTTCGACCCGTCATCGAACTGGACCGATCCGGTCAACAGCTCACCCTACCTGATCCACCTGATCCCGATGTTTGTCGTTGACGTCAAACAGCGCATGGAACGGCCAGACCCCAAGGGCCGCCAGTGGCACAAATATCCAGATGCGGCCCTAGTCGGACGCGATGCCGACGACAGCACCCGGCGTGCCCGTGGTGGCAACTCGCAAGACGCCCATCTGGAGCGTCGCACAATATCGGACTACGACATCGTGTGGGTGCACCGCCACATTCACCGTTGGAACGGCACCGACTACCAGTTCTGGACGTTGAACAGCGACAAGATGCTGACGGACCCCGAACCCCTAGACGCCACAGTGTTCCACGGGAAACGTCCGTACGTGATGGGCGTGGCTACCGTCGAGACACACCGCCCGATTCCCTCGTCCATCCCCCAACTGGTCAAGGGGCTGCAAGATGAAATCAACGAGATCAAGAACAGCCGACTGGATAACGTCAAGTTCGTGCTTAACAAGGGCTACTTTGCCAAACGCGGCAAAAACGTGGACCTCCCGGCGTTGGTGCGCAACGTACCCGGTCGCGTTGTCCTCATGGACGACCCTGCAACCGACGTTGTGGAGAACACATGGCCAGACGTAACCGCCTCGGCCTACGCTGAGGAAGATCGAAACAACCAGAACTTCGACGAGCTGGTCGGCAACTTTAGCGCAGCCTCGGTCCAGACCAGCCGCTCACCACGGGAACCGGCCCGGGCAATGACCCTTTTGCAGGCGCCGGCCAACCTGCTGACCGACTATATGCTGATGACCTACTGCGAGACCTTCATTGCGCCCGTCCTGCGGCAACTGGTGCTGCTTGAACAGCACTACGAGACCGACCAGACGGTGCTGGAGATCGCTGGCAAGAAGTCCAAGCAGTTCCAGAAGTTCGGCATGGATAAGGTCACCGACGATATGCTCGAGCGCGAGATGACGGTTAACGTCAACGTGGGCATGGGTAACACCGACCCCGTGACCAAGATGCAGAAGTTTCTGGTTGGCGTCACCTCGTTTGCCAAGGTCGCGCAAAAGCCGCCACCGGGCGTCAATCTGGAAGAAGTGTTCAAGGAAATCATGGCCTTGTCAGGCTACGCAGACGGCGAGCGGTTCTCACTGGGCAACGATCCAGAGAAGGCGGCACAGCAACAGCAGATCAAGCAGTTGCAGATGAAGTTGCAGCAGCTCCTGATGGAGCGCCGGGACAAGTCCGAAGCCAATGCGGTCAAGCGAGACACCGCGACGCAAGCCAACATCGTCAAAATGCTGCTGGCCGACAAAGAGGACTTGCACGAGAACGTCAAAATCTACGCCGGTCACCTCGCGGCGAAAGATCAGGCATTGCACCAGGCTAACGTCGGTCAAATGTCGGCCGCAGCGGCCCCACAACAGCCGGGACAGGCTCCGCAGGGCCAGCCCGCACCAGCGCAGGGGATGTAATTGGCACGCACCATAGACCCCGACGAGCCGCTGGTACGCACTGCCGTGTTTGGTAAGCAGGTTGAGGACTTTTTGACCTCAGACATCGGCGATTACCTGCTCCAGAAGGCCAAACACGAGGAAGCGGGCGCCATCGAGGCGCTGGTACAGGGTGTGGGCATCCTACCCGAGCGCGAAATCCTCGAATTGCGAAACAGAATTTGGACGGCGCGCAAGTTTCAAAGCTGGCTCGGTCGAGCGGTGGAGATGGGCTTGCAGTCGATGGAGTTGTTGAAGGAGGAGGACTGATCATGGCTGATGACAACCAAGAAGAAGCACGGCGCCAGCGCGAAATTGAAGCGCGAGCGGCCAACAAGGCGCGAAATGACGAGCGTCTGGAGCGGCTGAACAACATTGCCAACCAAGCCGACGAGCGCAAGTCGCAGGACGGCATGGAGGATCTGGAGGACGAGGCGTGGACAGAACAGGGCGTCCGTGCTGCTGAACACGAGCAGGATGAGGGCGAAATTGTCGCCGAGGCTGAGGAAACCGACCGGGCGCTAGACGAGGCCCGAGCTGCCGGGGCCGATGACGTCAAGATCACCAACGGCGAGACCTACTACCGCCTGATTGTTAACGGAATTGAGAAGTGGCTCACACTCCAGCAGCTCCGGGAGAGCGCTGGCAAGGTGTCAGCAGCCGACGAGTACTTGCGCAATGCCAAGGAACTTGTTAGAAATGGTCTTAGCGCCCCTCCATCCCACCGGGACGAGGCGGCGAACCCGGTTAGTGGCCGGGTGCGAGAACTGCTCAACCGCGCAATTATGGGTGAGCAAGAGGCGATTGACGAACTGGCACAAGCCATTGAGCGACCATCCGCTAATGCGGACGTTGCCCGACTTGTGGACGAGCGCGTTGATGGTCGGTTGACGTTTCGCGAAGCTGTAAATTGGTTCGATAAGGAATACCAGGCCGAACTCAAAGACCCCCGCCTTAAGGAATACATCGTCTGGAAGGACAGCCAACTGGCGCAATCCAACCCCGACATGGACTTTAAGGACCGCCTCCGCACCGTAGGTGAGGAAGCAAGGGCGCTTCGAGGTAAACCTGCTGCACCTGCCGCTGATCCCCAGCGACGAGCCGATAAAGAGCAACGCAAGGCGTCCGTCAGGTCGATTCCAGTAGCCGGTGGACGGCAAGCGGAAGAAGCTGACGAGGATGACGACGAAACCTACGAATCGTCCATCGTTAGGATGGCGAAAGCGCGGGGACAGTCGAGACCGATTATTCATAGACGCTGAACCCGCCATCGTGGCGTGGTTCTACAACAGGAGTCACGCCACATGTTTCAAATTGTCGAGCAACCACGGTACGCCTACGTATTGCGGTCACCTATCGACAATATTCCGGTTTATGTCGGAATGGGAACATGGGAAAGAACTTGTGGCAGCAAGCATCGTTATCAAAAAAGCGCCATAGGGATACACATTCGAGATCTTGAATCTAAAGGTTTGCGGGTCACGCGAGAGCGCATTGGCCCTTTCACCAAAGATGAAGCATACGAATTTGAATCGCTCCTGATCGACGAAATCGGACGCCGAGACCTGAACGAAGGGCCTTTGTTTAATTTACGCGGTGGCGGCAAAAAAGTTTGTCACAGCGATTTGACAAGGGCCAAAATCTCAGCGGGTCACGTTGGAAAAACACTATCGGCAGAACACAAGGCCGCTGTGTCTAAAACGCTGACCGGTCAAAAGCAGTCCGAAGCAACTAAACGCGCTCAATCCATCCGCATGAAACAATGGTGGAATGAGCGAAAATTATTATTGGAATCAAGGAGTTAACCATGGCCGGTCAGGTGTGGGCAGTCAACAGCCTCGGGGGCTATCTCTACAGCCGCCAATTATCCAACGTACTGCGCGCTAACGTGCAGCCTCTGGTCAAGTTCCGCCAGTTTGCCGATGTCCACGACATCAGCCAGCAGGGCAAGAAAAAAGGCGATGTGTTTACGTGGGACGTTTTCTCTGACGTTTCAGCCGCTGGTGCGGTCCTCGTCGAGACGAACACGATGCCGGAAACCAACTTCACGATCATTCAGGGCACCCTGACGGTCACTGAAGCCGGTAACAGCGTTCCCTACTCGGGCAAACTCGACAATCTGTCGAAATTTCCGGTTGAGGACGTCATCAAGAAGGTACTCAAGAACGATTGCGTCAAGTACCTCGACCGCGGTGCTTGGACCCAGTTCAACCAGACGTTGTTGCGAGCGATCCCAGTCGACGGCACCAGTTCCACGGCCATCACGCTCTACACCAACGGCACCGTCACGGGCACCAACAGCATCGCGTTCAACAACGCGCACGCCAAGGCCATTGTGGACGCGATGAAGGAACGCAACATCCCGGCTTATATCGCGGACGACTATTACGCGATTGCATGGCCGACGACCTTGCGTACCCTCAAGAACAACCTTGAGACGATTCACCAGTACTCGGACACGGGCTTCAACCTCATCATGAACGGTGAGATTGGCCGCTACGAGAACACTCGGTACATTGAGCAGACCAATATCGCCAAGGGCACCGGCACGGACGGCACGACCACCACTGCGTGGACGAAGGGCGTCAGCGACTGGATGTTCTTCTTCGGCAACGACACGGTGGCAGAAGCCATCGCGGTCCCTGAAGAAATGCGCGGCAAGATCCCAACCGACTACGGTCGTTCAAAGGGCATCGCCTGGTATTACTTGGGCGGTTTCGGCATTGTCCACACCGCTGCGATTAACACCCGCATCGTGAAGTGGGACTCGTTGGCTTAAGGAGCACTAAACTATGTCTAACCTCAATACTTTCAAAAGTGCGGCCTACGACAACGCTGCTTACATCGCTCGCGGCACGTTCGCGACGATCACGGCGGCTGGCGCGTCTGGCGTTTCGGCGAAATTCGTGGCACACGCCAACCTGTTGCTGTTTGGCCTCACGGCCTTCACGACGGTTGCGTCCACCTCGACATACACCGCGACCCAGTACTACAACTACGGTGGTTCCACCAACACCTCGGCTACGATTCACATTAACGCCTCACAGCTTAACTTGATCCGTATCACCAACACCGCAGCGGCGGGTGTAGCGCCTTCGCTGTCCACCTCAACCATCGGTCCGTTCTACGTGGACACGCTGTACGCGAACGGGACGGCCACCGGCCAGATCGGCGCGACACAGACGGTCTCGCTGAACACGTCGACGGGTACTGCCGGTTTGGGCGGTCTTTCCATCAATCAGGGCGATCAGATCTACGTCGTGAACGGTACGGACACCTCGGGTGTCAACCTTGTCACACTGGATTACCAGATCCTCCCCGGCGCGAACGTACAGGCTTAAGGAGTAATTCATGCCTAAGATCACGCAACCCGGTCGGAAAATGTACGAGACTCCGCAGATCACTGCGGACCAGCTCGCGACCGAAATGTACGGCGGCGATGCCCCGACGCACACCGATATCATCAAGTCGGCCAACGCTCGGGCGCAGAAGCGTCACGAGATGAAGGGCCAGCACGTTGCTGATGTCGGCGTGCTGCCTGACAGTGCGGAGATGTCGCACAACGAGCTGGTCGGTGTTCGCAACAGCGGTTACCTCGCCAAAAAGGGGTTGGAGTTTGGCGTCAATGCCTTCTACAACAGCCTGCCACCCGGCATGGACATCGAGGATCAGGAGAACAGCGACATCCGTAAGATGGAGATGCTGGCCTACGAGGGCGGCATCGGCTATCCCGGTGACGGCTGGGTCTATCGAGCCTCGGGTTCGATGATGCCTAAGACGAAGGACATGGGTCGTCCCGGCATGACCAATGACGTTCCTAGCAAGAAGATCTAGGCGAGGAGCCAGTCATGCCGAAGGTTGTGCAGGAAAAGTTCCAGATCAACTACCCCGACAAGGGATCGAGTGCTGAAAATCAGCATGGCTGGCTCACTGACATGGAGGCCCGAGCGAAAAAGGGAATGCCCGGCCGCGAAGGCTTGCCGGGTGGAGATGGTTCCACCCGGATGATGAATAACGCGGCGTTCTTCAATGGCTTGCCACCCGGCATGGACATTGAGGATCAGGAAGTCACCGATCAGCGCAAGATGGGCATCAACATTGCGGGCAATATGCCGGGCGAGTTTGCCGATGGCGACCTGACCAATGGCGAGTTGAGCGCCCATTCGCTGCGGGTTGGCTTTGATAAGAAGGCGCTGCTGCAAACGGACGACGAATATACGCGCGAACACAACGACGCTTTCTACGACGATGTGGGTGGGTTTATAGAGCGTAATAACTATTTGGATCGGTCATAGATCATGGCACTTTCAACCCTAAACCCAACTTACCCGGCGAACTCGCTTTCCCCGCTGGGCGTCTGCAACATTGACGCCACTTCGGGGTTGGTTTACAGCCCCGGTTGCGCCAACTACACGCCGTTGAGCACGACTGGCACGGCTACCATCGACAGCTCGGGTGGCGGCATTCTGTACGGCGTCAACGCGATCAGTACCGGTGCATCGTGGACGATCACGCCTTACGACATCTATGTTCTTGGCACGACCACCACGACCAACCAAATGACGGCCACCCAGACGGCTACGGCTGTCGGTTTCCAAGGCAATCCGGGGTCAGGTGGCACGGGCGTCCGCTACAATGGTAATCTGGTGGTGGTCACAACCGGCACTGGCGGTTTGTGGAACATCCTTTGGGACTAGTGGGAGGCGATATGCAAAACGACGAATTCCTGGCTGATGGCACGAAACTGTTTAACCCGACTCGACCGCACGGCACCATCTACGGTGAGGGCGGGATCGAGGGTCGATTTGTTCAGGATGGCCTTGTCTACCGTGGCGACCGTCGACCGGTAGGCTACGTCGAAACACCGGCAGATCAAAAGACCTTGAAACTGAAGGTTTAACTTATCCGGTTTATGCCGGGACTGAGGACCGGCCGTGTGCCGGTCTTTTGTTTTAGGAGTCGCGATGTCATATGACTTACCGGTACGACGCAGCCAAGCGGCAGGCAGCGCCTTTACCGTCGCGACCCTACCGACGCTATCGCAGATGGTCGGCGAACCCATTGGGATGCTCGCGTACACCTCAGACAGTGGCCTGTACGCGTGGAATGGCAGCGTCTGGGTATCGGTAGCCGCGAACGCAACGCTGGCCCTTGGCATTACGCCTGTCGTCGGCGGCACTCCCGGTTATATCTTGTACGACAACGCGGGCTTCGTCGGCGAACTGGCCAACACCGGCACGGGCAATAACGTCCTCGCGACCTCACCCACGCTAGTGACGCCCGTATTGGGCGCAGCGTCTGGTACGTCTTTAGACCTAACGTCGGCCACGGGGTTGACGTTAAACGGGGCGATTTTGGCTAAGACCAATGCGCTGCTGTTCACCAAACTGTCTTATTACATTGCGACAACCAGTACGGCCACAACGATTGCAGTAACGGGAGCATCTGGCAACGGATCGGTTGCCACGCTGACATTTTCTGCTATTTCCAAAAAACTCCCCGTTGGAACTGTCATCACTATCACGGGCATGACGCCATCGGGTTACAACGCATCAAACGCGCAAGTAACCGCTTCAAGCACGACAAGCGTGTCGTATGCCAATACCACAACGACTGCGTTTTCAAGCGGCGGCACTATCGCTTCAGGCACAAGTTACACGCCGAGTTCTGGCGCTGTTGTTCTAAGCACCTTGGTGGTCGGTAGCGGCGGTGGCGGCGGCTTTGGTGGCACCTATGCCGCGATTAGCGGTGGATCTGGTGGTGGCGGCGCTGGCGGCGCAGGCTGGGCATTTGCAACCCTCTTAGTAAGCGGCTTATCAACCCCGGTGGCTATTACGCTTGGCACGGGCGGCGCAAGCGGACAAAGCGGTGTCACGCCAACGGGCGGCAGTATTGCCGGTCAAGGCGGTCAGGGTGCCAACAGTAGTTTTGCAGGATATTTGCTCGGCGGTGGTGGCGGTGGTGGCGCTCCCGGTGTCTCTGCAACGGCCAGCGGCGGCGGTGGCCCCGGTTGGGGTGGCGGAGCCAACGGCGGGTTTGGAACAAACGCTATTGCCGGTACGGGAACATACGGTGGAAGCGGCGGATTTAACGCTAACGGAGCAAGTGGCAGCGCAAACAATAGTCTTACAGGGGCTAGCAATGCGGGATCGGGTGGTGGTGGTTCGGGAACATCTGGTCAATCTGCAGGCGGTGGAAATTGTTTCGGCGGCCCGTCGGGTGGCGGATCGGGTGGCGGTTTTGTTTTAACAGCGGGCACAGCCGTGACGGGTGGCAACAGCGGCACGACGCTCAATCTCCCCGGGGGATCTGTTGCAAGCGCAGGCGCGAATGGAACTTCCTCTGATTTAGCAATTTACACATCATCTCCTCAAGCAGCAGCCTGTGGCGGCGGCGGTGGCTCCTCAAGTGCAACTTCTGGCAATGGTCAAGCCGGTGGCGCGGGTGTCTTTGGCAGCGGCGGTGGCGGCGGCGGTGCCGGTAACAGCACCAATTCATTGACCGGCGGTAACGGCGGTAAGGGCGGTGACGGCTACGTTTACATTGTGGAGTTTTTCTGATGTCCAACACTTACGCAGTCATCAACCAATCCAATATCGTGACCAGTCTTGTTTGGTGGGATGGTGAGGGCGCATGGTTCCCCGATCCTGACACTGACGGCACTCCACAAACAGCCGTGCCCGACACTGACCCACCAACGGCGCAAATTGGGTTTATCTACAACCCTGCGGACGGGTTGTTTACTGATCCAAACGCACAGCCAGTAGTATCTCAGCCAGTAGCATCACAGCCCGGATTGATGTCGCGGATTTTGTCCGCGCTCAACCCGTTTAAGTAAGCACCAGAGGGAGGAACTCATGGTCTGGAAGAAAGAAGATCCGCAGGGGAACGAGGCAGGCAAGATCCGTTGGGAGTTGCCAAAGTGGACCCGTGGCCGGGGTTTAGACATCGGTTGTGGCCCGAACAAGGCATTTCCGCACATGATCGGCGTCGACAACGGCGCTGACATTCAGCTATTTGGCCATCAGTTCAAGCCCGACGTCTGGATCGACGACGCGGCAGACTTGAAGATCTTCGGCACCGACTCGCTAGACTTCGTGTTCTCCAGTCACGTACTGGAACACATTCCGTTTGATAACGTGGTCAAGTGCCTACGGGAGTGGCTGCGGGTCATCAAAATCAACGGGTACTTGGTCCTGTACCTGCCCGACGAGACGCTGTACCCAAAGGTCGGTGAGCCGGGCGCGAATCCCGACCACAAGTGGAACGTCGGCTATACCCGGCTGATTGAGCTGATGGAGAAGGCGGGCAATTGGGATCTGCTCGACTGGCAGCGACGGGATCAGGGCAGCGAGTACAGCCTGTTCTTCGTCTTTCAAAAAAAGGCGAAGGGGCAGACATTTAGCTGCCTTATCCCCAAGCACCCCAAGCGGGCCGCTGTCGTCCGATACGGCGCTTTTGGCGATATCGTCCAAGCGTCGAGCATCTTCGCGGGCCTGAAGGAGCAGGGCTACCATGTCACGGCCTTCTGTTCTCCACCGGGATCCGATGTCATCTTGCATGACCCGAATGTAGACGAGTTCTACTATCAGGACAAGGATCAGGTGCCTAACCTAGCGCTGGGCGCGTTCTGGGACTACCAGAAGGCAAAGTTCGACAAGTGGGTGAATCTGTCGGAGTCGGCGGAAGGAACGCTTCTAGCGATACCGGGCCGGTTCCTGCACGGTGTGCCACCGGCACTACGGCACAAGCTCACCAACATGAACTATCTGGAGCTGCAACACGACGCGGCAGGTATTCCGCACAAGCCACAGGTGCATTTCTATCCCACTACCGAGGAACGCGAGTGGGCCAAGGTGCTGAAGGCGCAGAGTGGTGAATTTAACATAGTCTGGTCACTGGCCGGTTCATCCGTGCATAAAACGTGGCCATTTGTGGATAACATCATTGCGGCACTGCTGCTCGAGTTCCCGAAACTGCATATTTTCTTGGTCGGCGGTCCCGCTGCGGTACTGCTCGAACAAGGTTGGTTCAAGGTATCCGAAGACGGTCAGCCGGTGAAGGACGAGAAGGGCCGCAAGGTGCAGATCGACCCGCGGGTACACCCGATGTCGGGCGACTGGTCAATCCGCCAGACCATGACGTTCAGCCTTGCGGCGGACCTCGTGATCGGGCCAGAGACTGGCGTACTCAATGCGGTCTCGCACGAACCGATGCCGAAGGTGATCTTCCTGTCGCACTCATCGAACGACAACCTGACCCGCGACTGGGACAACACCCATGTTCTCTGGGCCGATAAAACCAGTTGTCCGGGGCGTGGCAACAATGAAGCGCCAGCTTGTCACCAGCTGCATTACAACTGGGATCACTGCAAAAACGTGACGGGCGAGGATGGCAAACCGTCCGGGGTGGCGCAGTGTCAGATGGACATCACGCCAGAACACGCTCACCGTGTCATTTGGCACGTTATTACCGAGGCGCTAGCGGCGCGAAAGGCAGCTTAAATGGCAACGTCCGGCACTTATTCGTTCACCGTAAATCGCGACGAAATCATCCGGGAAGCTTTGCTCAACATCGGCAAGTTGGACGTTTACGGTCAGATCGACCCTATTGAGACAACCGACTGCGCCCGCAAGCTCAACATGATGGTCAAAACGTGGATGGGCCGGTTGGACTACGCTCCGGGTCTGAAGATGTGGACCCGGCAGCGTGGCGACCTCATCCTGTCGGCAAGCCAGTATCAGTACAACCTCGGGCCGACCGGCGATAACTGGTGCGGTGGCGTGGCGGCAGTACCAGGCGTTACCTACGCTTCCGATCAACTGTCCACTGGCGCCAACGGGGCGGCAGTCACCCTGTTCACCGGGGTGGGATCGACTAGCAATTTCACCTCCAACGACTATTGCGTGGTGCAGCTCGACACGGGCGACATCTTTTCGACCACCATCACCGGGGTCAACGCGGGTGCAGGGTCAATCACCATCGCGGCGGGGTTACCCTCGTCGGCGTCCGCCGGGAACTACGTCTACAACTACACGACCAAGGGCCAGCGCCCGCTAGAGATCGTCACGGCGATCCTCGTGGACAACACGCAGAACAGCGTCCCCCTCGACTACATGACGCTCCAGACCTACGAAGCGCTGCCGACCAAGACGAGCAGCGCGTACACCAGCGACCCGACCGCCATCTACTACGAGGCACAGATCGGCAACAACGGCCCGTCAGGCGCCAACGGTGTCTTATACATCGACTGTGGCGGTGCGTCCGACGTCACCAAACAGATCCACATCGTGTACCTGCGTCCCGTGCAGGACTTCAACAACCCGCTGGACAACCCCGAGTACCCCCAAGAGTGGTATTCGGCGCTCTGTTGGGGCTTATCGAAGCAAATCGCGCCCATGTTTAACGCGCCGTGGGGTCCGGTGATGGAGGAGTGCTACCAAGAAGCGGTCACTTTTGCCCGCCACAGCAATACCGAAGTGTCGGAAATCTATTTCCAACCGAACGCCGGTAACCCTTAATGAAGGTCGTGCCTATTTTTGGCGCGGGGATTCAGGGCCGCTCGCTGCCCGTTACGGCACAGCGTCGCCTTAATTGCTACTTCGAGCAGCGACCAGACGGCGACAAGACCCAGATCGCGGTGTTCGGCACCCCCGGTTTGGTCAACATCACAACGATGCCTGGTGTAGTCCGCAGGATGCTCGGCACCCAGTCTTTATTCTACTGCGTGGCCGGTAACGGCTTTTACTCCGTCACCACCGCCCTCGTGCAGACCCTGCTGGGGTCACTGAACACCAACACCGGGGCGGTCGGCATTGCCAACAACCCGTCCCAGATCATCGTGGTGGACGGCACCGCGGGCTACATTTATACCCCGGCCACCAACACATTCAGTCAGATCACCTCGTCCGGGTTTCCAAACGGCGCAAAATCGGTTGTTTTCGTAAGCGGCTATTTCGTCTGCGAGCAACCCGGCACTCAATATTTTTGGGTCTCCAACCTGTTCAACGGCAATATCTGGGACTCGCTGGCCTTCGCATCGGCGTCCCAGTATTCGGACAACATACTTGCCGTCGATGCCCTGATCGGTAACCTGATCCTGTTCTCCGAGCGCCACACCGAGTTTTGGCAGAACGTCGGCTCACAACCCGAACCGTTCCAGCCGATCATCTCGGCAACCTCAGAATTTGGCATTGCCGCGGTCTATAGCCGTGCCCATGTGAACCAGACGGTGTGCTTTCTGGGCATGAACCCCCAAGGCGCAGCGCAGGTGGTGCAGATCACCGGCTACAACTTGGCCGTCATCTCGACCCCCGACCTCGATTACATCATGTCCAAGATCACGGTGTCGGACGCGGTGGCGATCAGTTACGTCATCAACGGCCACCCCATGTACCAATTGACGTTCCCCACGGCTGACCGCTCGTTCCTGTACGACACGGCCTCGGGCCTCTGGAGCGAGACCCAAAGCGGTACGACCCAAAACTACGCAACGCGGCATTTGGCGCAGTTCTCAGCCTACACCAACGGAATCACCGTGGTGTCTGAGGTCAATTCGGGCAAGATCCACCGGTTTGACAGCGGCGTCTATACCGACAACGGCCAGACCATCGTCCGCGAGCTGGTCACCCGGCACGGTTCCTACGACTTTAACCGGTTCAGCATCGACGAGATGTATTTAGACATGGAGACCGGCGTGGGCCTAAACACTGGCCAAGGCGTCACCCCCTACATCACGGTTGAGTGTTCCAAAGACAACGGCAGGACTTACTCGACCCCTCGCAATCTGCAGGTCGGTCCGCTGGGCAACTACAAACAGCGCGTTATCGCCCGACGTTTTGGCAGTTCGCGAGACTTTGTGTTTCGTATACGCATGACCGACCCGGTGCAGTTCACCATCACCGAGGGTGCGGTTTCCATTCGTGAGGGTGCGCAATGACCTCCCCATTGGCCCCGATCCCCGGTCCCGTCATTTCGGCCAAGGATATGCTGACCCCCGTTTGGCGGTCGTGGTTCAACCAGTTGTACGTCTACGTCAGCGCGGCGTCGGCCAGCGCATTTACGCAGGCGCAAATCCAGATTACCGAATCGCAGGTCACCGGCCTGACAGTCGATCTGGCGGCCAAGGCGGCGCTCGCGTCCCCTGCCCTGACTGGCACCCCAACTATTAACGCGGTGGCGCTACGGACCGGCACAGGCAGTCCAAACAGCGCTGTCGTTGGCAATATCGGCGACCTGTACCTGAATACGTCGGGTGGGGCCGGGACAACGCTGTATGTGAAGGAATCGGGAGCGGGAACCAACACGGGATGGGTAGGGAAATGAAGAATTTTCAATTTGTATCAAGTTTTGACCACATTCCATTGGTGCAGCAAATTGCGCGCCAAGCGGCATTATGGAAGGCAGACACCTATTTGAGAGATTACCCCCAAGGGCCGTTTGGAGACACGGAAACGATCTTTTTACGCTTCCCGCCGGCGTCCGTGACCGAGCTTGAGCAGGGCCAGAAGGATCAGCACGAGTGCGTCTGGATGGACGGCGCCCTGCACCTGCCGGCAGCTCGACCGCTGATATTCGGCTTGATGGCCCGCGTTGAAGGCGAACGGTTAGGCCGCGTCATGATTAACAAGCTGCGCCCGGGCGGTCGTATCTACCCGCACGCGGACACGCCTGCCCATGCCGAATACTGGGACCGCTATCACCTTGTCCTGCAATCTGGCCCCGGCTGCAATTTTCGTTGCGGCGACGAAATGGTCAATATGCAGACCGGCGGCGTCTATTGGTTCCAGAACGCCATTGAGCATGAAGTAATCAACAATTCGTCAGATGATCGGATTCATATGATCGTCGACATTCGCACTTATCGGGCTGATTTTCGCGGTTTGACGCCCACTGTGGTGTCGCCATGATTACGTGCCAAGTTGAGCCATTTCCGCCGTTTCTTGAAGAAGTAAAGCCAATACTCCCCATCCATTGGGAAGAATTGGCTTTGCACAAGGAAAAAGTGCCCCTTGATCCACAATACAATGTGTATTTGGAGCGAGATGCGCAAGGTGGGGTGATTTCAGTCACCGCACGCGAGGACGGCAAATTAATTGGTTATTTTGTAGGGTTTATTGCGCCGGGATTGCATTATCAGACATGCCTAACTTGCACAATGGATATTTTTTATGTACACCCAGACCATAGGGGCGGCGGAACGGGTTATCACCTGTTCAAGTCAGCCGAAAAAGAATTAAAGCGTCGCGGCGTACAGCGGTTATTTGTTGGTTCTAAACTTCACAAGGACGCGAGCTGGTTATTTGAAAAACTTGGCTATGAGGAAGTCGAGCGGTATTACAGCGCGTGGTTAGGAGATTGAAATGGTAGCAGCAGCAGTAATCGGTGGCGCAGTTATCGGAGCAGCCGGCTCGGCTGTAGCAGGTAGTGAGGCCGCATCCGCAAACCGTGACGCCTCCAACGCTGCCATTCAGCAGCAGCAGGCCGCACTGGCCCAACAGAAAGAGATGGCCGCGCCGTACACGCAGCTCGGTCAAAACGCGATGGGCGCGTACCAGAACCTGCTCGGTATCGGCAAAGACGGCAAGGTCGACCCGCAGCTCGCGCAGCAAACGCTCCAGAATATGCCGGGTTACCAGTTTGCGCAGCAGCAAGGCCAAAACCAGACGCTGGCCGCAGCCGGGGCGATGGGCATGGGCTTGTCTGGCAACACGCTGGCAGGCCTGTCCAGATACAACCAGGGGCTGGCCGACCAGACCTATCAGCAGGAACTACAGAACCTGCTTGCGCCCGTTCAAATCGGTCAGGCGGCGGCGGCTGGGCAGGCGGCGAACATCGGCAACGCGGCCAACAACATGAGCAACATCTACCAGAACCAAGGCCAAAATAACGCCAACATCGCCGTCGGGACGATTGGCGGCATTACTGGGGCTATTAGCAACGGAATTAACAGTTACACGACAATGAACACGCTGAAGGGGTTGCAAGGCGCAGGAGGCGGGGCAACTCCATACGTCGCACCGACCTTGCCAGACGTACAAACAAGCGGCTTCGGGATAGGTGGATAATATGCCAATCGACCCACAAAGCATTTCGAGCATCGGCCAGAACACCGGAGACATTGGTGGCGCTGTACAAAAAGCGTACACGCTGTCCGATGCCATTGACCGCAGTCAGATGAACAAAATGACGCTAGCGTCTGCCCAAGAAGAACAGGCAGACCTCGGTAAATTAAAGGCCATCAGCTCAAAATTTGATCTTTCTACTGCGGAAGGCCAGAACTCTTACGCTGCTGAAGCAATGAAAATTAATCCCACACTGGGGATGAAAGTTCAAAAGAGCATGAATGAAGCGCAGCGCGGCGCTCAAGAATTAGGTGCAGCAGAATTAGATAAACACCTGAAAAAAGCAGAAATATTAGTAAACGCGACTTTGCCGTTTATGCAGCAAGTGCAGACCGCAACGCAAAACCAAGTAGATCCGCAGATCATCGAAACGCAAATGCTGATGCCAGCCAAGCAAGTTCTTGAACGGTTAACGCAAGAAAAATTGCCTAACGGTGAGCCTGTTTTGAATAAAACAGATTTACAAGCGGTGCAACAAGCGTTGTCTGGTCCGCCCGGTAGCTTGCTCAAATTCATTACTGGCGCATATCAGTCCAATGCGAAGGCGCAAGAACAAATTGCAAAACTTCAAAAAGAACGGATGGGCGTTCAAAAAGAAGAAGGCGCTGTTGCTGGTCAGAACATTGAAAAAATAACTAGAAAAGGATCAGACGGTAAACCGCATTTATTTTTTGCAAACAAGGTGACGGGCGAAGAGCGCGACATGGGCATTGCCGAATCGGCTGAGCGCCCGCAAACAATTAATGTTAATACGCCGACCGCTGGCGATGTATCGGCAAGCGCAAAAGCGATTGCAGAATACCGCAGAGCGCCGCCATCGGCCCGATCTCCGGGATCGGCTCGCATCATGGCTGAAGTGTTCAAAGCCAATCCTGATTACGATGAAACTTCATATGGCGAGAAAGTAAAAGCAGTTAAAGACTTTGGCACCGGAAAACAAGCCGATTTAGTCCGGTCACTAAACGTATCTGTCCAACATCTTGCTTCACTTGAAAATATTGCAAAAGGTTTGAACAACCATGATACCAAAGTCATCAACCGATTCTACAATTTTATAGCGTCAGAGTTTGGCAAGAGCAACATCACAGACTTTAACGCTGCAAAACAAGTTGTAGCCGATGAAGTTGTAAAAGCTGTTTTGGGATCTGGCGCAGGAACCGGCGCAGATCGAGAGGCGTTCCAAGCACAATTTAATGCGGCAAATAGCCCTGAACAGCTTGCAGGCGTTATTGCGACGGCCAAAAAGCTGATGGGCGGTCAATTGTCCGGTTTGCGTCAACAGTATATGGACGCAACGGGTTTGGATAATTTTGACAAAAAATTAAGCAAGCAAACTATTAAAGCTTTAGAAAGTTCTAAGTTTTCTCCCCCCGCCGTTTCTGGGAC